CAGATCAACCCTGGGCGCTATCAGGAATGGATTGAGCCACTCCTGGATAACTGGCTGGTGCAAAACACCCAACCGATTGCTGTTGAATACCGCTTGTGCGATCCGCGCATTTCGCTCGGAGGGTCGTTTGACTTTCTAATTCAGTACAAGGGCAAAACCATTTTGGGTGATCTCAAAACTGTTAGTACGGCTGGTGCGGTGGAATCACGCAAAGCCGCAACAGCTCAACTGGGTGGATATTTGAACATGATGAACTACCACCACCCAAAACTTTGGATCGATCGATGCGTCACCTTGGTGTCAGGGCCGGGTGTGGCAAAAGTGATCAGCTCAGACCCAGGCGAATGCATCAATGCCTGGGAAGATGCTTGGGGCAGATACTCGGTGAACCTTGAGGTCAAGGAGCCGTTCTGATGCTGCGGCAGAGATCTATTGACTATGTGATCGGGCTGATCAAGCAGCTACGAATCGATGATCCGGAGTACTGCGATAGGTGTCAGCAAGAATTCAAGCAGCAGTTCGGTTGCTTCGCGTCACCCAGCTACAAGTGGACTGACGAATCGTGGTCTTTTTGGCTGCACAAATGCGGAACATGGCGGGTCGAAAGCATGCGGATTGTCAAACGAGATAAGCCTCGCTGGTGAGTGGTATACAAGTCAGGGTTTTTGGTATACCATTTTTATGTCAACAACCCCAACCGGTTCATGGCTTACGAGCACTTTTTCCCCCATCCCAACGCAGGCAACAGGTACTACTTGAATGAAGCTCAGCGCCAAGTGGTCATTGAAAATGCTCTCGATTTGTGCGAAGGCAACGGTTGGGAACCTGACGAAATTGCAAAAGAGCGCGAACTCTATGAAAGCTGGAACAACAAGGATCTGGTAGAAATGCTTTGTGGTCATGATTGGCTCGGGTTTGTGGGCCAGACCACGGAGATGAAATGAGCAACACGGAGGCCTCAAAAGGCCTCCACTTTTGATGGTATACAGATCCAGTATTTTGGTATACCATAGTTGTATCAACCAACCCCAAGGCATTTCAAATGACCATCGACCAACAGATCACTGACCTCAAGGTTCTTCTTAATCAACTCGAAACCGAGTACGCACACACCATTGCATCTGGCGATTGGGTGGCCTGCTCAGCCGCCAAAGGCAAAGTTGCCAAGGTCCGCAACCGCATCGGCAAGCTCATCAAGGTCCGCATGGGCATGGCCTGATTTTTTCAGGTGGTATACAGCTACGGCATTTTGGTATACCATAGTTCTATCAACCAACCCCGGTTCAACTCATGATTCCCGACAAGCTGCCCAAGGTCCGCACCATCAAGTACATCAAGCAGGTTTTGGCTAATTACGAAGGCCGCTATCTCAAGCTGAAAGAGAATGACGGCTCCACCTATCACTTCGTAAGTGTCGACTTTGATGAGTGGTACTTCGACACCACCGAAGAGCTATTGGCCTGGGCCACCTTCTACTTCTGGAACCGCGACATGCAACCCGCTGGAGGTGCCAAGTGAATACACACGATCTTTTATCTCAAGTTCTTCGAACCTCATACGAGGACAACCATTATTGGAGCGACGACGATCAACCACTTGACTACGAAGCCATGACTGCCTTCGTTTCCCAACACGTAAAAGATCTAGAAGAGTTGGTTGTGGATTTTATTGGCAATCGTTTGGCATGAACATCTTCTATACCGACGAAAGCCCTTGGGTCTCAGCTCGCACCCTATGCGACAAGCACATCGTGAAAATGCCAGTCGAAACGGTGCAGATGCTGGTCTCAGCTCTAAACCGACATGGCATTCAACATCAGGTGCTTACCAAGGCCGGTGCATTGCACAAAGGTGGCTACAGACATCATCCCTGTACTGTTTGGGCAGGTGATTCACGTTCAAACGCCACTTGGCTTTTGCGGCACGGGTACAGCCTGTGTCATGAATACTTCCGACGCTACGGGCGTGTACACATTGCTTACAAGCAGCTTGGAGAGTTTCACCGTGAGCTGTTTTGGTTGCCTGAAGCTGGCTTTACAGAGCCATACCAGGCAATGCCAGATGAACTAAAAATCCCAGGTGATCCAGTCGCTGCCTACAGGCAATACATGCAGTTCAAAGTCAACAGCAAACCATTCGTCTTTACATGGCGCAACGCGCCACATCGCAAACCCACTTGGATCCACTGATGCAAACAGCTCAAGATTTGGCCGAAGAAATCATGGCCCTAAAGCTACAAATGCGAGCTTTGCAGGCGCAGCTTGACGAGAAAGTTAACCACTTTTATCATCATGTGTCTAACGGCTTAGTTGACGACTACAAAACAGAAGACAGTGCTTTTCAGATTGGAACCATTCGCGTAAAACCAGTGCAAACCCGCAGATGGTCGTACAACAAGCACACGAAGTACCAAATTAAAAAATTGCAAGAGGAAGCACAGCTTTTAGGCTTTGCCAAACTGACCACAACTACATCCTTCAGGTTCACGGATACAGCCGATGCAAGTGAAATTTGAGGTGATCGGACGTCCAGCCCCGCAGGGCAGTAAAAACCAGTTTGGTGCTGAATCCAGCCAGTTTGTAAAGCCCTGGCGAGTTGATGTAAGGTACGCTGCTGTTGAGGCTCTACCCGACGATTGGGCAACAGATCGTGCTGTAGCTGTAGACATCACGTTTAACTTTGTACAGCCCAAAAGTCACTTCACGTCTAAGGGCAAGCCCAGCAGTAGCTGGACACAGTACCCGATCGGCCGAAACAAAGGCGACATTGACAAACTTTGCCGCAGCACCCTTGACGCTTTGACTGGGGTGTTGTTTGACGATGATGCCCAAGTGGTCTACCTCAACGCAAAGCGCCAATGGTCCAGCACTGCTGGAGCTTTAATTTCTGTTTTCAACCTTTAATCCATGACCGAGTTCAACGAATTTCTCAAAACCGATTCAAACTATCAGCTGATATTGACTCGACATCAAAAGGTACATGCAGAAGCCAGAGGCCTTGGTTTCGAAATCATGCGTGAAGCTCGCAAGGTAAACGGTCTTTTGTTGGCAACTGATCTTTTGCTTGAGAAACTCATGGAGCATGAATGTGTTGAAGAGGGTGACAGCCGTGACAAAGAGCTTCAACTTCTCACCGGATGCAGTTCTGATAGCTGGTTTGGCACAATCAGCATGACCCTTGATTATGTTCGTGATCAGATTGTCGAACAATGTCAAGCGGTGGTATTGGCACAACACAATTACGTTAAGGCCCAAGAAAGTGCATCGCAGCATTGTTCAAGCTTGACCGCTGCCAGAGAAGAGGCAGAAAAGCGTTTCAAGAAACAGCAAGCTGATAAAGCTAAGAAGTAGGTTTACAGGTGCGGGCATTTGGTATACCATAGTTATGTCAACAACCCCCACCTGATTCATGACTCAACCGCTCGGTCGGGCTCGCTCTTTGGCGCTTCAGCTCGACGCCTTTGAACTTCTTGGCAGAACCACCATTAACGAGGCTGAGGCAATTATTGCTGACGTCATTTGGTGCGTTGGCGAAGACACATCAGATGACCGTATCTGTGCTCGGGCACGTCACTACTTTAAGGCTTGATTCATGACCGAATTTCACGTGAATCTTCGCAACGCAGATCAGCCTTGGGAGCGATCAATTCTTGCTCGTTTTTCTGGCAGCACTGCCGAACAAGACTCCTATCGATTTGCCGTTGAGTTTTGTGGTGGGCCAGCAGACTGTTCAATCACTGAGGCGGTCAAGTTTCTGGCAAAAGCCAAACCGTTTGTTAACGCAACTGTCGATGTCACTTGCAGCCAAACTTTTTAATCATGATCAGCATCATTCGTAAACAGCGTCCCGTTCTGCCAGGAGAATCACTGCCTCCTGCCCCACCTGTCTGGAACAAACCGCAGCCGCAACTGCCCAAAATCTGAGGGTATACAAATCGGCTGATCTGGTATACCATAGTTCTATCGACAAACCCCACCATGGATTTCAACTCACAATCACTTGCTCTTCACGAATGGCTTGAATGGACTGAGGACTACATCCGCAAGCCCGAACCGGTCAAAGCTCACTTCTGTGAGGCAAAAGATCCCAAGACCAACGAGGTTATTTGGGATGACCTTCTTTACTCCGAAGAGGACAAGATCAAACGACTCGAAGAAGCCTACAACTCCGGCCTGACTCTAGTCATCAACCCTGAAGCCGAAACCATCTACGAAGCATGAACACCACTACCTCTCTTCAGTCCATCCAAGAACTCAAAGAGTTCACACCAGGCCAAATTCTGATTTGTTCTTGGGGTTACTCCATGACTCTTAATAACTGGTACGTCGTCACCCGCGTGAGCAAAGCCAGCGTTTGGGTTCAGGAGATCGCCGGAGCTGTCTCAAACGATCACGGGATGGGCGAAGGCCGCTCCATGCCATCGATGGATCGCACGCCAGCTCTGGTCTTTAACAAAGACGGCAAGAAAGTCCCTGCCCCCGTTCGTCGCTTCAAGATCCATACCCAGCGAGCGTCTCAATCGATCTGGGACAGCAAGAACCAACGCAGTATTCGCATCTGGGATATGAAACCCCAGTACCACAACACCTGGGATTGATTCTCGTCGGGAGCCCTGATGCCTGCGCCAACAGGCTGAAAGCTATACAACACCCACTGGGCTTAGGGGGGAAAGCAAGGGCGGAAGGGGTTCCGCGATAACTCCCGACAACCATTTATTCATTCGCTTTCGATTCATGGCAAACGAGTTGGTAAAAGCACTCTGCGGGTTTTACGCAGACGTCGGCGTCATTCAACAAGCTGCAAAGAGCAACTACGGTCAGTTCGCTGATCTGCCAACTGTTCTCTCCACCGTCTTGCCTGCATTGGCAAAACAAGACCTGATCCAGTCGCAAACCTTTGAGCCTGCCCCGGACGGTACGATCATTCTCGTAACAACCCTGATGCACGTCAGCGGTGAATCGATCGTGTCTCGACTGCCGTTGATCCTGGGTCGAAACAGCAATGCGATGTTTGCTCTTGGCGGATCGATCACTTACTTCCGCCGCTACGCACTGCTGTCAATTCTTGGGTTATCTGCGGATGTAGAGGCAGATCCTGAGGATTACGTTGAGCCCGCAACCCCTGCTCCTGTAGCTGCTAAACCTGTTAAGGCAACGACAGGGCACAAGTCGCTAATCAACCCACCGCTGGACACTGAAAAAGGACCAGACGGAAAGTCAGAGCGTGACAAGGTCATCGACAGCATTAAAAAGCTGCCGGAGAAAAAAGCCGCACAAGTGCTCGAAGATTTCCGCACGGAGTTCAAAGTCACTGGCCCTACCGTTGCCAATCACATCACGTCTCAAGCTCATGCACAATTCATCGCGGACACCATCAAATCTCTCGCCAAGTGAAAACATCAGATGCGCTATAGAGCACCTCCGCGAGGTTGCCGACAAAGATTATTCACGTTTGTACTTTGACTCACGATACGCACGCTGGAAAGAGCAAACCCTTATGGCGCACACAGTTAAGATCGCTTTACAGATCCTCAGCTGTCACCCGCAAACGGCTCGTTGTTTACAACCCGTACAAGCAGAAGTACCTGATGTCATCGGTAATCGAGATCTCAAAAAAGAATTTCGACATCTGGACGCATGACATACAATGCGCGCAGGTTTTCTTTACCGAAGAAGAAGCCAAAAATGCCGCTGCGATTCTCTCGCGGATGGTTGGATTTGACGTTTACTTAAAGCACATTGACTGACTCAAGCACTGATCGAAACCGAGCTGTTTTTACGGCACGTTTGCCTGACGAACTTGCTGACAAGTTGCGTCATTACATGGCTGATCGAAAGGTCACAGCCTCCAAAGCGATCAACACTATTCTGACCAAATTTTTCTACAACACCTGAAATGCCCAGTCCATTATTCAAAGCAAAGTTCCGCATCGTCGAAAACACCAAAGCTAAGGAGGACAACGATCCGACTCACAAGATGCCAATGGAGTTCACCCCCAACGATGCCCGTGCTGCCGCCCAGTATCTGATTGATATGGCAAACAAGGCAGAAGACGAAGGAACCACCATTCGCAAGTACACCGGCCGAAACGAGTTTTCTGAGGTAACAGGCTTCACCTGTTGGCTGAGCATGTGGGATCAGAGCGGAAGCTGGGCACCGATGCCACCGATGGCCGACAGCACCAAGAAAGAAAACACGCAAAGGCGCAAGGCATTTGCCACGGTCAACGACTTAGACGACAACGAAAACATTCCTTTCTAAGGTCTAGGGCATCAGCTCTGTTCTCTCCTGCAGGATTAGCTCTCCTTAGCCTTCCACCGCTAGGTGCTCCGTTAAGGCCAGTTCATGCTGCAGGCCAGGCAACCTGTGTAAGTCCCCAACCATGACTGATCCCAAAATCAAAGTCGTCGGCGACCAATACTGCGTCACATACCTAGGTATGCGGCGCTGTTTTTCTGAGGACTGGAAAGCGCAGTGGTTTTATTGCTACTGCCTACGACTGAAAAATTGCGGGTTAGACCCGGCTCACGCGCCTGACGATCCTTGCTCCTGACCCGCGGCAAGAGACTTGCCCTTTGCCATCTGACAAAGTTGCGTCATAAGTCTAGTAGTCAGCACAGGCAATTTTCGCGTCAAGCTCACCGATTCGGCCTACCGCTTGGCTCAGAAGTCGGGCTTGGTGGTAATTCTGTCGGACCAACGAAACGCAAAGTAGCTTCAATGTTTCTTCGTCTTGGCAGTTATGTACTTCTCTTACGCTGCGTTCAACTTCAAAAAGCTCTTCCGTAGAGGGGTTAAAGATCATCCAGTCGGCCCAGCCCATCGGATTGATTCAAAACCTTATGTTCTGAATGGTAAGCCCCGTTTTTGTGCATGTCCATCACATCTCGCGCCCATGGCACTAGCCAATCATTGACCCGTGAGCACTGATCCCAGTTTACTGGCTTGGCGCACTGCACCACAACAGTCGTCCAAAACGCACTAATAAACGCCCAGATCCAATAAAACTCACTCATTAACAAGGATGATCCAACCAGTCCCAGGGCCTTCGTGCTGCCAACGTTGATAAAACGCAGCCTGCCTTACGCGCACGTTGCGACCTAAGTGCGGATTGCTATGACCGCCCTTCTCCATTTCTGGAAAACCGCGAGGATCCTGCATGATCCATTCTGGATCGTTGCTGTTCTTTCCTGCGTAGCCACTGATTACGCTCCAGTGGCCGCAGCCTAATCCGCTGCACATTGGCGGCTCGCCACGCAGCATATTGCCGTGATGCAACCAACCGACAAGAACAGGTCGGCCGTTCTCAACCTCAAGCTCAACCATGTTTGCATCACCGTCCTTGCGAAACTCAGCTTTTAGCCCAAGCGTTCCTAGTGCCAAAAGATGCGCGTCAATAGACGTTGTATCGCCAAACTGAGAGCGTATTTCGTTGTACTCATCATCCGTTTTAACTTTCTTGTAAAACGCTGCCACCATTGCCGTTGCTGAGCTGAAACACTCCCTGTGGCCAGTTCCGGACTTATTGTCGAGTTGCCTGAAGTAGGGCATGTGGATCTGTTGGTCATACCCGTTCTCCTTCCAAGCCTGAAACCAGTCTGCGTTTTCATCCAGTAGCTCTTCTGACACTGACTCCTCAAGTTGTTTAATTGCAGCCAGCTGATGGGGCGTACCACGAAAGAAACGAAAAAATGGAAGCAAGGCCAGGCCCATCACTGTTAAAAGCAGGGTCAGGCGAATTTTGCCGGACACTTGCTACTTATCAACTCTTGTATCAGGCAACAGTAACTCCTTCAGATGCTTGACTGCCAGATCATCTAAATCGTTGTCGGTGCTCGTAACGAGCTTTTCAAGCATTGCCACAATCAACTCCTTAAACGCCCTGGAGCGCCACATCGACATGACCAAGGGCTTAACGATGAAAAGCATTTGCCTGGAATCGTTACCCTGCAAGAGTAGCTCCGCTGTGTCATGGCTTCAAACCCAGAAGACAATCACGAAAAAGAAGGCATCTGCGTTGCTGATGTCGTCAAGTGCGCTGTCCTGTTCTGGAGCGCCACGCTGCTCACCGTTTCATACCTAGGGCTTTTCCCACAAATGAAGATGGACAACACCTTTGTCGCATCACTGCTGACAGGGGCGATGGCGTCCTTTGGCATCGAGCGCAAGAGCAATGGCAATGGCAACAAGAAGCCGACTATCGTGGACAACAAAGATTCCAACGCTGGCATCAAATGAAGCGCACACTTCTGGCACTGGGTGTGACACTCTTGGGATTGCCTGCCCAAGCTGACATCACCCATAAAATCCAATCAAGCATTCAGCTGAGTGTCGATGGAGCGGGATCTGTCGCAGCCAAAATTCCCTCTACATACTCTGTATCTGGTTCAAACATCACTTTGGACACTGCTGGTGGTCTTGGCACCCTTACTGCCGGTACCGCTGTTGGTTACACTCCTGCCGATTACAGCGTTACAACTGCTGGCGACGCTTTTAGCTATACAGAATCGTTTATCGAAGGAGACGACACACCGTCAGCCACCACCGTGACTTCAGGCGTGGTTGGCTCGTTGCCAATGCTTGGTTCCACCACCACAACTTCCGGTGGTGTCGCAGGTGATCTCGATGGAACTATTGATTCTGGTGGTGCTCTTTCAATCACTGCTGGTGGTGCTGGCACGACCGCGATCGGACAAGTCATCCAAGAATTGACCATCAAGTGATGTGGACTGGCATTTGGATCACTTGGGGCGTGCTTTGCGCTATTGCTCTTGCCGCTCCAGAAGCAAAGTCCTTGCCAGTTGTACCCAACTTTCAACAGGGCACGCTCTCTAGCACTACAAAAACAACGCAAAAAATCACTGAGGTGATTAACTCGTATCAGTATCGGACTGGCTACGAGCTAACCGTTAGCGGTACAAATGTTGCTCCAGTTGGCGGAACTGTTGCCACAGATAAGCTGATCAGCACAACCAATAATTTGAACGGTGTGACGAGCCAATGGAAAGGACTTGATCCAGCCAAAAAACCAGATTGGCAAATCGTGGAAGCTGGCGCATCATTTCAGTTCATCGAAACCTACAGCGGCCCAGGGCTGACACAACACACAGTCATTGAGCGCACAACTGACATCGAATCTCTTACGGAAACGCTCAGCACCTTTAGCCAATGAAGCGAGTTCTAGCAACGCTTTTGCTGTTTTCCGCTCCAGTGCAGGCGCAGGTTTCCAGCACTGCAGCGCCTGTTGCAAATAGCTCTGGGTCAGTGACCAACCAAGCAGTCCAGGTTGTGCCTGGTAAAAATTTTGTCTATCAATATGGAAACTTCAGCTGTCAGGGAACAAGCCTCACGATCAGCCCTTTTGTAAGCACCACGGTTGGTTGGGCACATCCCTACGAGTCCTACTACAGCGAGCCCATCTATGACACTCTCGATTTGGTTGGCGCGTTTGATGAGGAAGGTAATGCCATCCCCGATGGCGTCCCCGATAATCCGGGCAATGTCCTTTATTATCGTCCGATTCGGACTGGTCAAAAAACAAACTACTCGATTAACAGCGGAATCACTGCCACGATTTCGATACCGTTGGATCGCGCTCATATCAAGAGCTGCCATCGAGCGGCAGAAAAGCAAGTGGCACTTCTAGAGCAGCAACTCGCGGATAAAAGGCTTAACCACGAAATCGCCAGACTAAAAAATTGTGGTGAGTTACTTAAGTCCGGAATTAGCTTTCACCCCAAAAGTCCCTATCGCGGAATCTGTGCTGATGTGGTCTTAAGCAACCCGCCAGGCAACCTGACGCCCCACACACATTCAATTCCTACTTCCGCAAAGACCGCTGAAACTTCTGGCGCTGGAACACAGACTCAACAGCAACTTTCTTCCCCAGCTTCTCCTTGATTTTTTTGATCGTTTTTTTAACGATAGGTTTTACCGCTTTGAGCAGAATGTTGCCTAAAGGTCTCGCGAGAATAGCCGCCGTAGTCGCCACCGCAGCAACAGTCGCAGTCGTAGTAACAAGGCTCGGAGCAGGAAGATAGTTGCCGATGATCGACGGTAAGTCCAACGGTTTGACCTGCTGCTCACACTTTCCCTCCACCACCTCGTAGCCAATGATGACAGCAGTTTGCGATTTGTTTTTCGCACCTAAAGGAATTGCGTCAGGGGGAGGACATGGTAGTTCTTCCTCTACATTGGGCTTATCAGCTGTTGTTGGCGCAGCTGGTAGGGGTGCAGAAACCGGCTGTCTTGAGCTGCCAGTCGGTTTTTCCTCAGCGTTAGGTCTTGGGACTGGTGCTGTTTGGTGCGTGTGTTCACCCGGTGTAAAGTCCAGCGGTTCATAATGCGGGATCTCCCCGCCCGGTATATCTGCCACTGGAAAACCCAGCATTAACGTGACAGGTGGCTCTGTTGGCATCGTTGGCGGCGGCAAAATCTGCCTTGCTCCAACACTGGGCACGCCTACCGTTCCAACACCAATCTCCTGAATCTCTGGCATGAAATCAGATCGGTTTACAGCAGGTCAGCTCTTCATAGAACGTACCAAGCATCGTGAAGGACCGCCGATTGTTTATACGGTGTCAAACGGTTTAACATCTCGGCTCTTTACCGATAACAAACGGATGCTGGCGTTCATCCGATGGCCCAAAGGAACACCAACAGGAACAGCCATCAGAGAGTGGCTAGCTTCATTTGACGAAAAACCACACGCGCCCGCACCAGAAGCTGATAAAGATGCCCTGATCAACGTGTTGTTTGAAAAAGAACCTGATCCAACCGCCAACACTAAAATGGTGACTTGATTGCAGGGCCTGTCTCCGTTGGCAGCGTTGGCATCTCAGGCATTTCTGGGACGGGGACTTGATCAAGGATCGTCTTTGTCAGCTCCAGCTTCAGCTCGCTGATGTATTTCTTGGTTAACGACGGGATGCGCGTGTAAAACAGCACGCCACCCACAGCCATCGTTCCAGACATCACAAATGCCAAAACGGCCAGCAGGTTGTAGATCTTTTGCATGGTGATGACCAAAAAAAGACCCCCTCCTGCTGTGTGACCAGGAAGGGGCTCTGTATCCGTGCGGCTTTAGGCTAGCTCAGAACTTGTACTTTGCCCCGGCCTTTACGCCATAGCCAGCATCCATGCCGTCGTACTTGGCGTAAGACACCTCACCGTACAGGTCAAGGTTTTCAACCACAGGCGCAGAAACGCCAGCTTTGGCAGAGAAACCAGTGTCAACGTCGCCTCCGTCAGGCATCAGCACAGAAGGGCCGCCTTGGATGTAGAACGCACCAGCTTCATAACCAACGTGACCGTCGAGAACGCCACCGCCAAAATCTGAACCGCTGAAAGCACCGTTGTACTCAGGATTGACGTAGAAACCGTCGGCTTGTGCAGGAGATGCCAGCGCAACTGCCGAAACGGCGACACCACTCGCAAGAAGAATTTTGAGCATGGGTGGAAGAATTAGCGTTTTCCTTGCCCACGATACTTCTTACGACCATGGGACGGTTTTGAATGTGATCCATCACCTTGACGTGTCTTTTTTGGCTTGCTAGGGACAAAGTTTTGCCCGTTTAATGACTTAGCCATCAGCCACGAAACTGCTGGTACTTCTTAGCAAGTCCAGTGAAAAGACCACGCATCGGGTGATCAGGATTATCCCGACGATCGAACACATAAAGCTCATTCAGCCAAGCTTGACGATTTGACATCGCCTCAACATCCTCCGCACCAGGCTTGCACGGGATCATCGGATCAGGTCGTTCCATCAGCTAGAGGCCATCAGGCCGTGAGCACTTGCAAAGGCTAGAAGAGAATTCACCTTTGCCTCAAGCTCGCGACAATACTCAAGTAACTCTGCGTTTGTCGGTGACGCTGCATCTGCAATCGTCATCGTACCGTTAGCAGTTGGCAGCGTTCCGGAGCTTGCCGTTGCGGCAAGATCAGCGACATGCGTTGACTGCACAGCAGCAGTAGCGCCGAAGAAACCAAGCGTGTTTGCGTTGACCTCAAACTGCGTCGTTAGCGTGCCCGCAGTCTGGACCTGAAACAGTAGCTTCCCGTCTTCAGTTGAATCGCTGGCATCAGCAATAACGCTTTTAATAGCTGCATAGTCAATCTCTCGCTGAGTAGCGTCAGAGTTGTCGTTATTGCCTCTGAAAAAGACTGTGCTCAGCGTGTCATTGTCTTGACCAACCGCCGTTGCGCGGTGGCGATACATTCTGATGTCCGCGCCAGAAGCAGCGTCATTATTCGGACACTCTAAGCGCAGAATTTGTGTGTCCGTGTTGTTTACATGGATAGGTGCTTCAGGTGCAGCCTCGTTGATGCCAACCCTACCCTCTTGCAGCCTGACACTATTAAATGGGCTGCCTGCAACAGTGGTCGTAAAATCAATGCGCCCGTCTTCACTGGTGTTGCTTGCGTCAACGATCGCACCAGTAATTTCTGCATAAGACTGAGCATTCCCCGCGTCATCCTCGCCGCGAAACTCAAGCGTTCCAAGGACATCGTTGTCAGCAGGGGATGCAGAGTTGCGGTACAGAACGAAGTTCGGCCCTTCACTTGCTCCGGCCTCACTGTTCTCGATGATTACGTCATCACCGGATGTCGTCTTGAATGTGTGGAACAAAGCTGTTGCCGTTCCATCGCCAACCTGAAAGCCGGTTGTAGTGAACTTGGAGTTCAGCGTGTCGTTAGTGCTGATGGCAATTTCATCTTCAGCACTGCGGAAAAAACCGCTGTCCCCGGTGTCAGAGGCAAAACCTAGAGAGGGTGCGGCAACGCTTCCATCAGGAATGTGATCGCAAAGCGTTCCAAACTGAACTCGCTTGTTTTTATTTGCATCAGCCGACTCTGATGCGTCGAGCACCAAGAACTCATCGCCTGTTGCAGGTGTTGTCAGCTCTGTGAGTGCAGAGAGTTTACGATCAGCCATCAGTTAGCAGCCTCCAGTGCAGCGACCTTGGCCTCAAGGGTTTCAATGCGCGTCATAGCCTCTTGCAAGGCTTTGACCGCTTTCATGTAAAGGACAGAGTAGTGAACGGTCTTGGTTACTGTGCCAAGATCATTACCATCCCCGTCTTCATCAATGTTGTCCTTAACAAGACCGGGGCAAACTGTTTCCAGCTCCTGAGCAATAACGCCGATCTGTGTATGTGTTGGGTAAGGCGTGTCTGCCTTGTAGTTGTAGTTACGAACCTGAATCGCCTTGATGTCATCCCATTGGGAATTGGCATCGACAATGTTTTCTTTAAGCTTGCTGTCTGAAGTGCCCCCATAGTTGTTGTTGGTGTTTTGCGCGTCACCGTCTCCTTTAATTTGAAACTTGCCGGTTTGACCAAAAACTTGAAAAATACTTGAGGCAGAACCGGCATTTCTGCCAAGTTTGTGAATTCCAGCGCTTGGAAGGTCATAGCCGTTTGAGCCTTCACTTATAGAACTGTTACTAAAAAAGCGGGCATGGCCTTGAATAGTGTCGCTTGAGGTAAGCGTTAACAACGTAGTGGCGTTGTTGACAAATATCGTGTTAGGGGCAAAGTTCCCTGTATTTGTTGTTGAAGTGCATTTGATTTTAAATGCATTAGCAAAATCTGAACCGTGACGGCCTCTAATGCGAATTTCGCCTAATTGATCACCTGCGGTAATTTGGCTTGGACCGCCTGTTCCGCCACGAGATTTTTGAATTGTGATATTTGTATCGTTACCGCTGTCTGCTTGATTTTCAAAAGTATTTGTTGTTTGAGCAGTCTCACTTATACACCTAAAATTACCATTAACTTGTAACTTGCTAGCAGGACTGGTCGTGCCTATTCCAACTTTGCTATCTGACAAAATAGTGAGAGCCTGCGTGCCCGCTGTGACTAGCGAGATTTGATCCGCCGCATCTCTCTTGAGTCCCGTATTGATGTCAGCGGCAAATGCGATGCCAGGCTTTGCATTCGTTCCATCAGCAACTAGAAGCTGACCATCAACTTCGCCTAGAGTGATCCAAGCATCGTTTGCAGCATTGCGTTGCTTGATCAGCGCAGGCGTTGCGCTGGTATCGACCCAGTATTGATAGCTGTACTTTGTGGCAGGTTCTGTCGAGTTGCTGTTCTGACTGACGATGGCAGACAGTGCGTTATTAAGGTCAGAACGGAACGAGCTGCCGCTCTGGTTGGCAAGAACGTAATCGTGGGTTGCCATTTTTAGGTCTGTTCAGAGCCAAAGCCCGTGGCGGCGTACTGAAAGTTGCGATCCACTGAAGAATTGCTCGAATTCTTGAAGTGAACCGTGAAGCCAGTTCGCGTGACGGATGTCACTTCATAATAGTCCCCGCTGGCAAGGTTAAAAGCCGTGATCCCCACCGTAGGGGCTTGATAGAAGGCATTTGTGAACGTCACGGCCTTTGCGCCAGCTCCAGACGCAATCGTCGAGCTGCTCTCTGTTCGTGAAGGGATTGAGGCTTTGAAGCCAAGCTCCTCGACTAATGGCGTTTGATCAGGGTGCTCAGTCTCTAGCTCAGCCTTGAATTGAAACGTGCGGCTTACGAACCTTGTTTTTTCCAGAATCGTCCACTCGCCAAAAACAAGCGATGATTCCTGTAACAGCTTGCTGCCGTCTTCAAACAAAAAGAAGTCAGACGTGACCTCTAGCAGAATGTCGTCTGCTGTGAAGGCTTCATCACTCGCGCGAAAGTAAACCGCTGCGGACGTATCCTCTGCGGCTGTACCGTCCCAGTCAGACCAACTGTCAATCAGCTCAGAACGATCATCGATCAAATCACTTGGATATAAACCGCGAGACTCAATGATGCGCTCAAAAATAACCTCGAACTTGCCCCCTAAATCCAAAAGGCTCGGAAAGTCGTATTCACCGGTTTCGAGACGATCACCGATGAAATCAATCTCAGACAAATCATCAATCAGCAAGGCGTCGTCAATCGTGCTGTCACCGTCAAGCACTAGGGCGTCGTATTCATCGCTGTAAAACGCACCCCTAGTAGCGCCTTGGAAAGGAGGAGAGTCTGTGTCCTCACGCCTTGTTTGAATTAAGAGGCTTGTCATTAGTTAGGAAGCTTAAGGATCACACTGACTGCAGCACTTCTTTGTTTCGTAGTGTCATCTCTTAATTTTATGATGTATTCGCCGTTAAGATTCGGCAGCGTCACAGAGTCTTGTGAGCCCGGCACCCTTGCCATGTTCACGGAATTAGCAAACGTGCCGGACCCATTGGTTCTGCCCGAATGCCTGATAAGTGTGGTGAGGTTGCTTAACACCACGTTGGCCGGTGGTTTCCACTTTAGGACAACCTCTGTATCGCTAATGGGAGAAACCGTAAGATTTTCGATCGCCGGCACGGCTTTGTCTGTGCTTGCAATACTAGGCGCGACACCTTTGCGTTTAACAAAAGCAGATTTCTTAACAGGAAAACCTATCCCTACAGCGCGGACCTGTACCTCAAGTGTTCTTCCAGGCTGAATCCCATCGATCAATATCGAAGTGTTTGTTGTGCTAAGCCTTTCAAAACTGCCTTTTTCTCCGATACGGTATTTAACGTCAAAGGACGCTGTGAAGCCGCCATCGCCTCTCGTCCAAGAAGCAACAGCACGATTAGTCTTGCTGCCGTTAAGGGTGATTGTCTCGAATTGAATTGGCATCAGATCTCAGGTTTAGGCGGTTTTTCATCTGTAACGGTGACGTCGATAAAATCAACGTCATCATCCTGCTCAACCGCAGAGTAGATGCTGTCGTTAAACTCGACAGCAGTAATAGAAAAAGTTCCATCAGTATTATCACTTACTGACACACATCTAAACTTTTGCTCTTTAACATTGTTGGTGCTGATCGAATAAATTCCGCCTTCTAAGGGATCGCTTGAAAACGCATTATTGACGGTGACTGTTGTGCCTGAAGTATTGTCCGTGTCAATCCGTTTGGTTTCAACAGTTCCATTCCTAAGAAGACAAGTCAGCTTGGGGTTGTCGCCACTTGGCAACGTGATTGACTGATCAGCAACGATGCTGGTTGAGGTTGAACTAGCGATGCGGCCAGACAGTCTCGTACCAGCACGCAACTCATCTTGAATAGCGAACACTTGACCAGGAAAGACTAAGGCTCCATTCAGGCCAACAGCAAAGGAAACAGTGCTGCCATCTAGCTCCTCTGATTTAAGAATCCACCGCCCCATCCGCCTCGCTTGTTTTTTAGACGCGCAGCCGAACGCAAGAATCTCTTTGACTTGATAGCCATACTTTGAGATCAGGTCTGCATCTTCAAGGCAAATCACGTTTGGTTTGTATAGGTTTTTAGGGTCGCTGTATCGGACCCTGACGCTTGTGCTACGGGTTTTCAGTGATGTGCCGCTGTAGTTAAAAGCCCCGTTAACAACATTAGAATTCGAAAAAATATGGACAGGATCAATGTCTGAACCGTCAAGGTTGCCGTGATCCGCTGTGACTTGAATCGTATTTGATTGCCAATACATCATTCCCCTGAATACCGATGCAAAATCTTGCAAGACAGTATATGCTTGCGCTTGCGCTGACACTGCCACATTGCACGAAAAACGTGCCTCACCATGCACCTTTTCGTTTGCATATTTTGCTAATGGGTACAAGTCAACCCAGCTTAAATTGCTTTTGTCGATGAAGTGACCCGCGCCGAATCGTTCATTAGTCAGCAAATCGTAAAAGATGCAGACCGGACAAGTCGTCCATCTTGGCCCCTTCAACTTGTTGTTAAAACTGCCTTGAAATTCTAACCTCCCGTTTTCGTCTATTTCTGACACATTGTGTGGAATCATTACCTTTTTGCCTTTCACTAAATACGACCTAGTGGGTAACGTCGCGAATTCTTCCGTCGAAATGCTTAGCCCTACAGATGCTGTAAACGGGTAGGCCGACCTGATTTCTTGCTTTTCAATTATCGACGACCATACCAATGTATTTGCGCGCCCGTCTGCCAGGGGCAACTTTTGCGGTGTATCCTCGAACTCAGCCCAGCTAGCTCTAAAAATATCTTGATCGATTTGTTTGGCTCTTTTTCGCTGCTTAGAACTTTTTTTGCCGTGTGGAATCTTGCCGGTATAGGATTCTTTGTTCGCAGGGGGATACTTTCTCACCCTTATGTTCCAAGGGCCTTTGCCTGGAAGCTCAATCCCAGAAACCTTGTACTGATAATTTGTCGTACTAATACCCTCGACAAAGAAGTTAAAATTGTTCGCATTAACCTTAAAATCCTCGCTAACACTCTGAACTGCGGAACGCTTTACCTGCTTGAATTTGCCGCCGCTCCCGACTGCCTGAATTGAAATGTCAAACCAAATCACTGCATCAAACAACTGCCCTGCAACCAGACCTTCTTGTGCTGTAGAAAACAGCCGTGGAATAGTAAAGATCAAGTCGATTTCATCAGTCTCCAAATCGGTTATTTGAACGATTTCACTTCCTGCACCATAGTCGCGCAGTTTTACTTGTGTTCCCCCTTGATTCGTTGTCTCTGTATAACTGGTGCCAACTTCTGTGCCAACGTTAATTACGTTGCTTGTCTTCGCTTTTGCTTGAGGCAAATAGCCCTGCCCGCGTGTTCCTAAGTTAAAATCAAAAGAGACGTTGTCCTTGTCAACTAAAAAGTTGCCTGTTTCTGACCTGATGGGCGTTTCATCTAGATAAACCCCTTTTGCGTTACCGTCGATCCCCTGAATAGGACCTTCGCAGATTAGATCAATAATCTTGATAACTGAATTAGAATTTAGTGCCATGATTAAGCCTCCGAAACGAGATCTTCTGTTTCGTTTTCATCGTCATCGCGAAAGTGTTTATAACCTAAGCTTCTGATAATGAGTCGCCCATCTTTGTTGTCTGCGTCGGTATCGAGGACACGGACTCTTACCACCACCTCTGTCTCATCATCCTCAACACCTGACAGCCCATAAGTAACTGCATGGCAAAACTTATATGAATCTGTTTTCCTAAGTAATCCTTGTATCGTGCCACGAACATTTGTGAATATAGGCGACTCCCCTGGGTATTTGTCTTTTTTGACAGTGATCTCATATGTTAAAAAAGCAGGGACAGTTTGGTTGCCTACGATCCTGCTAAGTCCTTTGTCTATTTCAAAAAAGACTTGAAGGTTCTCTCTTCTAGTACCAGTGTAGTGACGCATATCATCATTCTTCTCGTCCTCTCTGCTTGTAAACTTAATGATGTCGGCTGACTTTTTCCTCACATACTCGCCGCTTTCTTCAACGTCCCCGAGCTTGATATGATGATTTTTCCAAAGCCTTGTTCTGAGCCCATTATGTGAGGCAAACAGATTGGTTGGCTTCTCCCCATTGATAGTGATTGAGTTTGGACCCGGCTCAATAAAAAACTCCCCTGTGGGTTTGCTATCGCTTGTAATTTGTACCTTTGATGAGATCAAGTGACTACCAACTAACATTTTCCCGTAAACGAGCGGCACTGTCGCCCCTACGCCAACAGTGTTAGCCGGGCCAGAAAAAGCATAGGATTGCTGACCTGATGTGGCGCGGGAAACACCTTGCGGTCCAGTTGCATTGGTGTTTTGGCCTGGAGCTGTTCTGCCCCCCGTGTTGCTAATAGGATCAACCACAGGTTGTGGCGCAATCATTTCACTGATTCCGCCGAGCACCAAACTGGCACCGAATGCGGCGGTTGCTGTTGCAACAGTTCCGATGCCTGCAAGGCCGCCTAAAGCAACACCTGCCGACGCAATAGCGCCGATTCCAAATGACAGGCCAACTATCGCAACACCAATGAGAATCTTTGTAGTCGAGTCTCCGCCACTCCCTGCGACAACAGGAGTAACAACTAAATCATTCTTGCCTAACGGCAACTGCAATTCTTCATATCCTAAAAACTGATCAGCCTGCACAACCGTATAGCCAATGCCATGTTCATGAGCCTCAGCTAGCTCCTTCAATAACTCAGGCTGATTGATGCACAGCAACTTGATTGCCTCTGCAGGAGAACGCAGGTCAAAAAATTCGTGCTCTGAGCCGTAACGCTTGCCTAGATCACCCAGCAACCTAACGGTCTGCTGCATATCGAAAGACCGCCGCGACTCTTGAAACATAGTATCGCCCAAACGGTTCCACCGCACTCAGTGAATCCTGACGTTGATGCAAGATGCGCTCGTCAGGCAATAGGATCGCAGCGTGCATTGGCGAAGCCGTTCCAAGGCGCATAATCAGCACATCACCGGGCCGTCTTCTGGTGTAGTCAACCTGGTTAAACCCGATCGCCAGAGCCTGCTTTAGGAAGATGCTTTCGCAGGTCTCCAAGTCAGCAGGCCGCTCGAAATCAGGCAGCTCAACCCCTTGCAACCCAAACCAATCGCGGATCAACGTAAAGCAATCAAACTTGCCGTAATCCCACTGCCTGCCGATTAAGGTTTGATAGTTGACCATTGTTTGTCTGGCACGCTCCAAATATGCCACGGCAATCCTGTCGCAGTGCAGGCATGCTTATCTGCCTTGCTAGCGGGGCCGCCTTTTGGGTGTGAATGCACTATCGCTTCAATCGTTCCACGGAATGCTGCGGCCGCGTAGTCTCTTGGGTCAATGGCAAAGTCAGCACAAGGATCATCAGCGATATTCCGGCAAGGCCAGAAAATACCGTCAACCACAAGACCGCATGACTCAGCATCGCCAGACGAGCAGGCGTGCTTTTCTGCATCAGACCGAAAGCCTTGCACCTGGGAAGCCTCCAAACGGCAAGAGCTTATCTTTTGGGCCGATGCCTTTTCCTTTTGGAAACCGCAGCTCACACGCCCTTAGGTTTTTGGCACATTGATCCTCTGATGCGTTGCTGACCTGTTGGTTGTTGAGATTGAATTTTTTGCCTGGCTTGTACCCGCATTGTTTACCCTTGTAGACCCAAGGGCAGTGCTCAACAACCTGCCGTCCGGGCAAACGTAGATTAGTCAGATCAAGCTTGCCAACTAGTTCAAACTCAACAACCTCAGGGTTCTCCGTTGCCACACGGTCGATATACCAAGTTTCATGTCCACCGCCAAAAACTGCATCTGGATCAGCTGTTGAGTTTGTACCGCTTGTAAAGTTGACAGCATCTAAAAACTTCTTGCAGGTGCGGATTCGCCTTACCTCGGCCTGCAATGCGTTGTAAGAATTTAGAAGAGAAGTAATTGCACCATTAGCGTTTGCAACTCTCATAACGGGGCGAGGCAACGTCCCTTTTGTAGTTACCTCAAACCCAGTTACCTCAATCGGCACTGCCGAATAGGTTTTGCCGTTGAAGACGATATTCTGCGACAGCTCGTTCGTCCCAGCATGATAATAGTAAATCAAGTTGACGCCATTAACAGCTTGCGTAAGGTGCAGCTCAAACAGCTCAATAATTGCTGATGGCTCAAGGGAGTGCAGCTCCCTCTCAACCGTATTCTTTGAAACAGGAATCGATGATGTCATGCCTCAAACACCTGCTCGAATGTTGCTTGGATTGTGGCACGGTTTTGATATGGAATCGACTTGGTCCAGCTTCGGCAGATGTACTTCCCGCTGCTCGCTTCACCAGGTGGCGTGAAATCGAAATGCTCTGCACCTCCGCGAGCGTCTAAGAACGTCTCAATCAAATTTGCGTCTGTTTCGGAGACCTGAAAAGTCAGACTGTAGACTTTTGGATCCTGATTGATGCCAAACGTGCTGCGCTGGCTATAGCCTGATCCGAACTGAGCGATCCTGACGTTAGGGGCGCTGTTCTTTTGAACACCGTAGGTCGGTGTGACTGAAGGAAATGTTGGCATTAGTTGAGGAGACCTCCCGGCATTTTTTGTTTGACGATTTCAGCCTGAACGGCAGCGCCAATCGCTTGCCCAAGAGCTTTGCCTTGTTGATCATCACCTTGCACGCTAGATCCTTTGGCGTCAACATTCACTACGATGTTTGACCCGCCTAATGCGTGATTAGGGGTAACAGTTCCTGAAACACCGGGGGTAAAAATTTCAGGGCCTTCCTCGCCGACGAGATATGACTTGCCCGCCATTGCCGGACCACCATTTGCGAGTGCTCCTTCAAACAAAGTTCCGAGAATACCGCCCCCGGCCTTAAGCCCTCCTCCAGGACTGCCAAACAGCAGTAAGTTGGTTGCAAGCTGAAGCATCTGATCAGCCAAGTTATTCAGCAGGTTTGTTGCAGCCTCGGCCAATGAAGTCGTACCCCGAACTGCGCCTTGCAGGGCCTCAGTAACGCCACTCGCAATAGTGTCGCCAATGCCTTGATAAACGCTCTTCAGTTCTTCGGCACGTTTCTTCTCTTCTTCTTGTGCTTGTTTCTTTTCCTCTGCCTGAATTCTATTTTGTTCAGTTATTGCTGCTGTCGCGTCTTGCTGTTCGTGCAATGCAATAGTGGCTGCAACTTCTGCATCCATCTGTTCTTGCGTTAGCCCTTTCTTGTTTTCAAGGATATTTGCAATCTGAATTTGACGCTCAAACTGTGTGCGCTCCTCTTCAGTAAGGGCTGATGCAAGTAATGTCTGTTGCTCCAGTGAACGTACCCTGTCGGCTGATGCTTCCGCGATGCGTTTCAAACGCTCTTCTTCTTGCTTTTGTTTATTAGCGGCATCTGAAGAGCCTGACAGTCCTGCGGTCGGAACAATTTGATTTGCTGGGGGCGGCTCAGAATTTGGCTTTGACGGCGCTGATGCAGCTTGCGACGCCTCAAATATCTCTTGCGCACGCGCTTCTATTGCAGCCGGATCAGCCTTTCTTGTACCGCGACCCATAACGCCGCCTAATTCTTCTCGCGCTTGTGTCCTCGCGCGATTCATTTGGAACATCTCAGTCAACTTTGCAACAGCCGCTGTCGCAGCGGTAAGGACTGAATTGATCAGATCCAACAAACCCTTAATTGCAGGCCCAAGAACTTGATCCAATCCCCTTACAAGAGTTGTGATGTTGTTGACAATCTGACTTATCTGCGACGACACTGTTTGCCCCATGATGTCCGCAGCATCACCAGCAGCACCCGTTGCGTTCTTTTGGTTGTCTAGGTTCTTGTTAAAAGTGACTAGATCGTCATTGATCAAAGGCATCAACGCCTTCAAAGCATCGACAGAGCCAAACAACTTGGTGATCTCCACCTCACTGCCGCCCGTCTTCTGGATGACATCTTCCAGAAAACCCCCAAACCCCTTCGTCTTGATTGCAGCACTGCTGAAGTCCAGTCCTAATCGTTTCGCCGCTTTAGCCGCTTCGCTCGTCGGTTTTACGATCGAGGCGATTACCTGATTGATGCCTGCGAACGTACTTTCGACCGGTACACCCTGTGCCGTAACTGTTGAGATCGCGGCGTTCAGCTCATCAATCCCAACGCCCGCAGCGGCTGCGATCGGAGCCACACGACCAATCTGGCTTGCGTACTGACCAACAACAATTTTGCCATCGTTCTGTGTCTGAACAAATCCGTCAACAATTTTGCTTACGCTATCGGTCGTCAAACCAAAAGCATTCATCACGCTTGTCGCCGCGTCGGAAACTGTATTGATGTCGGTCATGCCACCGACCGCACCAAGCAGCGACGCTTCAAGAATCTTGGTGATGTCTGCGGCTTTACTGAAACCGGCAGAGGCTACGTCATAAGAAGCAGCGAGCAACTCGTTGCTGCTAGCGAGACCGCCTGTTCTGGCGACTACGCCGACGAGCTGACCTTCAAGCGTCTGTACATCGACGCCGAGAGTTTTTACAGCAGCCCTCGACTTATCTGCTTCAACAAATCCCTTGAAGCCTGTAACAACAGCTCCTGCTGCCGTAGCAACAAGAGATAGAGGTCCAAGAATTCCTTTAACGGCAGCACCTAATGCTTTTGCGCTTACACCGGCAGCTCCAGCCCCTTGGCTGAAAGCTTTCATCCCAGTAGC